GGTCCCTTCTGAGGCTCAGGAAGAGCTCCTGTGAAGTAGTCGAAGTATTTGTTTACCGGTAAAAGATTGGCTCCTGCTAAGGCCGCTTGGTATTGGTCTGATATAAGACTTTCTTCGGGTTGAAGATGTTGGCCGTTGGTCTGTGAGTCACTGGTGTCGATGTAAACCGGGTCTTGTAGGTTCTGGTCTCGAAACCATTCATTCCATATCAAGCAGTAAGCACGGAAAGGAAGATGGTTGACACTGTATTGTGGATTGGTCTGTGAAGCGCCAGGCCCTACCAGGGTAGGAATGCCCATATAGTCCGCCAGGGTTCCTTTTTCCCAGCCCGCTGCTTTTGTATTGTTGCTCGGTGGAGGAGCCATCTGCGGGATGCTGTATTCTACAGTCTGTTCCCATTTGCTGGTTGTGTTTTCGCCGTTGAATTCCTTCCAGTGGTCCCAGACTAGACGGTTTGGTACGTAGAAGAAATAGATATCCAGGTTGGCGTTGTCCATGACCGGATAGATAGGCGTACTTCCCCGTATAATGGCCGACGTTTTCATTTCGAATGTATCCCCAGGTAAAACCTCGTCCACATAGATGGGCACTAATTTGCCCGCGTTGAACGTCGTTTTGTGCCCACTGGAGCGGTCAAAGGTGGACCGCTGTATATCTACCTGTGGAGCCTGTGCGAAACGGCTGTTACTGTTTCTGTTCATCCTTGATTTCCTCCTGTATCGCGGTTTCAGGTTCCTTTTTCAGTTTCTGCAATCCTTCCCCTGAAAGGATTTCGGCCATGAAGACCGTCGGGTCGTTTCCGAATTTTTCTTTGATGTCGATAGGCAGCGACGCGAATTTTGCCTTTACATCCTGGATGCGCTTCTGCGCCTCGATGATGTTTGTCGGCATATCGCTGATGTCGGCATAGATGCCGTCTTCGTGTCCCAGTGCCGTCGGGTCCCCTTCTTCAAATCGACGGATGATATTCTCGATTTTTGTCGGTTCGAGGCACTCCTGGATTTTCTCGTAGATGTTTTCTCGTCCGACCACTTTTAAAACTTTCGCCCCGGTTTCGGCGTCCACGTCAATGACGCATTTTTCAGCCCATTCACTTCCCGCTGGAGACGGTTTCCGTTCCGGCAGATTCAGCCGGCTGTAGAATCTTGGCGCGTTTGAGGTTGTTTTTCCCACGTGCTATTACCTCCTGTTTTGATATTGTGAGTTCGTTTTCCTCGGTGTCGATGTCCGCCATCCGGCAGAGGACCAGCGCTCTGGCGTCGAATTCTTTCGTTGCCTTCTGGAAGTTTTCTCTTGCGTCCTTGTCGTGCTGATGAATTGACATCATCAGTACCTGCTTCAGTTTGGTGTCGTAGATGCTGTACAGATAGCCTTTCAAAGTCTGATGCCTCCTCGCATGATTTTAGGCGTGATGTTGATTTGCTTCGTGGTCCCTGCGGTGCGCATGAACATTCTGTGGTCCCCTCGCCTTGCCTTACGTCTGTATGCCATTGTCATCACCTCCTTCCTGCTTGATATTATCATATTCCTTCGCGCTGACGTTTGCAAGTAGACGGAAGGAAATCCACGCATTTTTGGTTTCTGTGGCCTTCTCCATCATGATAAGTTCGTCCAGGACTTTCGCTTGTTTATTGGTCAGATTAAACATTGGTTTTGTCTCCTTTCCCATATGCCATTTTGATTTTTTCAAAGTCTTCCATTAGGTTGCAGAGTGTTGTAAATGCTTCATAGTCCAGTTCGCGGAATGCTTTATCAGCTTTTGCTCTGGTGATGTTAATCATCATATCCCAAATTTCCATATTTTTCCTCCATGATTTTTTTGAATGCGTATTTTGGATTTTTGTTGTGTCTGACTTCTCCGTTTTTGGTTTTCCATGCGTAGACTGTTTCGTACCAGCCAGTCTCTCCATTATTGTAGGTTCTTACCCATTTTAGTACGTCATCGCCGTACCATCTTGTTATCTCCTCCATTTCTTCTTGGTTGAAAGCCACTTCTGGCTGTCTGGCCATGAATTTTTCGACCAGCCTTCCGATTCCCTCGTGTGCAGTCATGCTGCCGATTAGTACGTACGTGCTTTTCATTGTTTTTATCTCCTTTCTTTTCTTTATCTTAATTATATCATTTTTTTAATTTTTTGCATTAATTATTTTTTTATGTTTTTTCAACTATTTTTCGATTTTTCGTAAAGGTTTGCCCCTTTCCTTATTGGCCTGCTGGCCATAAAAGCGTCGGGGGCCCCTTTAGGGTGCCGGCGCGGCCAGCACAAAGCCCCCGGATTTCTCCGGGGGCTTCCCCACACTTCACAATATCCGCCTTAGCGCTTTAATGGTGTTTTGTTTAACTTCTTCTTCAATTTTGTAATATTCTATTCGCGGTAATGTTGTTTTTCCAACAAGTCTGTATTTAAATTGGTGTTCCGCCACTTCTTTGCGTAGTGCCTGTATCTCCGCAAATTTGTCCGGATTTTCCAGTTTAAACAGTTTGTCGAAATACTTTGGTGGTTTTCTGGTCTGTGCGCCCCCTTTCGCTTTTGCATATGCGATACCGTCCTTGCTGTATATTTCATCCTTGTGTGCTTCATAGTATCCGTATCCGATTCCAGGCTTTCTTGAGCAGAGGCAGAATTCCGGATTTATTCCGGCTTCTGCGTACTCCTGTTTTGCCCATTTTCCTTTGCGCTTTTTCATCATGTAGCGCGCGGTATAGGCAGCTGTTAGCCACGAATTTCGGTTTATGGTTACGTTTCCCATACCCCATACTTTGCTGACCTCCTCGGATTGGAATACTGCAAATCCATTCTTGTTTGCGATGAGTTCTAGGTCTGGTATCACAAAGTTGAATAAGATGACATGAAAGTGAGGTCGGTGATTCTGTTCCCCGTACTCTCCGCACGCGTAGAATCTCACATTGGGATTATTGTGTACTCTTTTCCATCGTTCCCGGATACGTTTCATAAAGTCCTGCAGGTCTTTTTTGTACAGGCTTGCCACTTTGATGACTTCGCCTGTCTTTTTATCCACTGCAGGGACCAGGAGGTGCTGGATGTGTTCCTCGTCGTATGTGAGAGTAAGCCAGTAGTTTGCTTTCCATGTTTTGGCTTCTAGGTAACATCTGTCGGCCCACTGTTTCGAATACTCGAGACGGCAGCCGGTGCACTTGCCACACGGTATGATGATTCTTTCATCCGTGTAGGGGTTCACCCCCTTACTTAAAAGTGATTCCGGCGCCGTCTTCCAGTTTTCGTTCCGGAGGTCCCCGTATATATACACAGAACCGTCCTTCTTTCGCCATCCTATCATCGGTGAATAGCATGGCATTTTTGGTCCTCCATTTGCACTCAGCTCCATTATAGCTTGTTGTAATGGAGCTGAGTGACAGAAATTACAGTCTCATCGGCCAATAAAGCCGGCGAGAAGTTTCCCAAACTCGGTCTTCGACTGGTGTTGCTCGTGAATCGACAGCTTGATGATGTCTCCCAGGAGACCAAGTCCGTCTTTGACGATGCCTTTGGCACTTGATGCTTGTTTACCTGTTGCAGAGTATCCGCGGCCCTGGGAACCAGATGCCGAAAAACCTTGTCCGGTTGACCCAGAAGAAGTAAATCCAGACCCTTGAGCGCCTCCGCCCATAGACCCCGACGCCGCAAAGCCCCCTCCCATGGCCCCAGAGGGCGTAGAAGCCCCTTGATTGAGTGCTGCCAGTATAGGATTAAGGCCAGCGGCTTTAAGGTCATTTACGGCCCTCTGATAGCTTGTATTGGACATCTCAGTTTGGTACTTCCTTTGGAGCTCAGCTTGCTGGGCTTCCCACTGCATGGCTTGTTGTGCAGATGCAGTTTGGAATTCTCTGTTTGCTTGCGCCTCAGCTGCCTGCCAGTTACGGTTTATCTCAGCTTGCTGAGCATCCCAGTTCATCGCCTTCTGATTCATGGCTTCCTGCCATTGGCGATTCAGGGCCGCTTCGCTGGCGCTGAACTGCATGGCCTGTTGTGCGCTGCTTTGTTGGAATTGGCGATTGAGTGCAGCTTGCTGGGCATCCCAATTCATGGCCATTTGTGCGCTGGTCATCTCATTTAGGAATGCCTGCTGTGCTGCTTGCTGGTTGCGTTGCCAATCCCGGTCAGCAATCTGTTGCTCATATTGGACATTCCAGTTATCCTTTGAGGGATAATTTGCGCCTGTAGCAAATGCCCCTTTGAAAAAGTCTAGGAGTCCCATTCTTGGTTTCCCCCTTAGTGATGGTCAATCAGTCCAGGGATACTGTAGATAGGCATCGGCCGAGTACATTTGCACTTGAACCAGAAGTCCGCAATGTACTGGTCTTCCAGGGTAGACTGTACAGCTAGTGTCCTGTCCACGTTCTTGTAGGTTTCCTGCACCCATTCTGCCGAAAGTTTCGGCAGTTTCTCATAGTAGTCCGCGTAGTGCCACGCGTCTAGGGAGCCGCTAGTGATGTTGCTTCTGAACGCCGAGCTTACCCGGCTCGGTTTATACCGGTATTCCGCCCAGGCTTCCTGATAGCCGAAGGCCTGTTCGTTGACTTCTTTGATGGGTTGCAGGTAGATTTCTTTGTTTAGGATGGCTTGTTCTCCGATATTTGCCAGAGCCGGCCAATAGAAATCAAATCGATTTTTCCGGTTCCAGATTTTTTCCAGTCCCTGCTGGTATGTGTGTTCGGTTCGGACACACGCCAGCCCCAGCACGTACCCGTGTTCCACGAAAGAGTGCTTGAAATAGCTCCCCTGGTTGCCTGTAAGGGAATAGGCACCAGTATTGCCCTGCGGTGTAGTTCCTTCCATCGTACCAGATGTCTGGATAACCTGGTCGATGTTAATCGGGATACGTTCGCCGCCCAGGTATTCAGGCCTCTGAAGCCTGGCATCTGGAGATGTTACTCCGAAATGAGATTTTATAATCTCAATGTATCTTGTACCGCCACGAGCATCTCGTTCATACAGTCTTTGCAGCTGGAATGCCAGCCGCAGTTCGTTGATGGTTGCGCTGGTTGCTTCCGCCAGATTTGCATAAAGGTTTGCAGGTATCAGGTTGCCGTTGAGGGCATCTGCGTTTGCTGTGGTATGATTCAGTGTTCCTTTTCCGCTTCCGGTTGGTGTTATTACTATGTTTGCTTGGCTGTTTATAGGGGTGTTTGATGCAAATCTTAGGCTTGGCGATGAGCCTGTTACTCCCGTTATGTCGGTTGTCATGGTGATAACCGGAGCCGTATTGCCCAAAGGCAATAGCACTTCTGGTCCCTTCTGAGGCTCAGGAAGAGCTCCTGTGAAGTAGTCGAAGTATTTGTTTACCGGTAAAAGATTGGCTCCTGCTAAGGCCGCTTGGTATTGGTCT